GCGATGTGGACAGCGACACAGAACGCTGGGACGGTTACCTTCAATGGCATCCAGGACTTTATTTCCCTGTTCCCGATCATTCCGGTTACAGGAGATGTTTCGAGGCTTGCTCCGTCAGGACAAGAGTCTCCAGCTGGTGCTTTGGCAACGATAGTTAGAAGAGAGTCCAGTGCGATCTTGGACACAGGGAAAATAACCGCTACGATCACGAGAGGAAACATCGATGGCTCCTAGGACAAAAATAGAGGCAGATCGAGGGGACACGAATGTCTATGACCTCGATGTCTCTGTGCCAGTAGATGCCGTCGCAGACAAGGTCTGGTTTACCTGCAAGAGGAGGTACAGCGACAGTGATGTAGATGCGGTGGTCAAAAAGGGATTGAACGTCGCAGGACTTTCTGGCATCGTCGTGACGGATGGGCCCAATGGAAAGTTCCAGGTCCAGATCGGCAGGTCCGAGCTTGAATCCGTCGAAGACTTCGCTCTTCTCTACGACTGCCAGTTCTACGACGCTTCTCAGAACGCCTACTTCACCGTTCAGTCAGGATCGATGGTGTTGTCAGGGCAAGTAACTCGGTCGAGTTGACAAAAGAAGGAGAGCATTTAACATGCGTGATCGACTGATTCGTCCCTTCTTCGAAGCAGGCTCAGGTAGCGGCGACGGAGAAGGTGGCGGAACCGGAAGTACTGGCCAGGAGTCAGGATCCGGCGCCCCAGGTGGGCAACAGGGTGGCTCAGGTAGCGGCTCTGATCAGGACCAGATGGTGCCCGCCTCGGAACTCAGTAGGACTCGAAACGAGGCTGCAAAGTACCGCAACGAGCGGAACGAGCTGGCCAAGCGGATCGAGGAACTGGAGAAGGGGCAAATGTCAGAAAAAGAGAAGGCTGAGAAAGAGCGTGATGACGCAATGAAGACAGCCTCAGCAAGGACACAGGAGAACCGTGAGTTGCGCGCACGGTTGCTCGCTGGGGATGTCGGCATCGTTGCGCAAGCACGTCTCGATGCAGCCCGCCTTCTTGACTGGGACTCAATCGAGGATCCCTCGGATGACAAACAGGTCGTGAAGGCTCTCAAAGAACTGACAAAGGACCGTCCCTACCTTCTCGGCACTAGCGGTGGCGCGGATGGTGGTGCGGGATCAGGCAACCAACCTGGTTCGGGTGGCATGAACCAACTGATTAGGAAAGCGGCAGGACGCGCCTAATCACCACGACGGAAGGGAAAGAACATGGCGTATGACAACATCATCTCTCGCACCGATGCCCAGGCCCTTGTGCCTGAGGACGTCGCTGCAGAGGTGTTGGAAGCAGCTGTTGACGAGTCTGCTGCCATGTCCCTGTTCCGCCGAGTGACGATGTCCACGAACCAGCAGCGTATGCCTGTTCTCTCTGCGCTGCCTATCGCGTACTTCGTTTCCGGCGATACGGGCCTGAAGCAGACGACAGAGGCAGCGTGGGCCAACAAGTACCTGAACGTGGAGGAAATCGCAGCCATCGTTCCGGTGCCGGAAGCAGTACTGGACGACACGTCCTTTGACATCTGGGGAGAGGTTCGTCCTCGTCTCGCAGAAGCCATTGGGCGCGCTCTCGACCAGGCCATTTTCTTCGGGACGAACAAGCCGGCAACGTGGCCGTCAGACATCGTGACGGCTGCAATCGCTGCCGGCAACACGTTCACCCGAGGTACGTCTTCAGCAGCGGCAGGTGGAATCGCTGAGGACATCAACCAGACAATGGGTCTGGTGGAAGCAGATGGCTTCGATGTGAACGGGTTCTACACGCGGCGCACGTACAAGACGCGCCTGCGGTCAGCCCGTGACACGACGGGGCAGAAGCTGCTCGATGTCGGATCGAACGAGATCGAAGGGTCCCGGGTCATGTACGGCCTGCCGGGTCTCTGGCCTTCGGGTTCCGGTGCAGCGGAATTCTTCGCTGGCGACTGGACTCAGTCGATCCTCGGTGTCAGGCGCGACCTGACCTGGAAGCTGCTGGACCAGGCAGTTCTTCAGGACAACACCGGCGCCATCATCTACAACTTGGCGCAGCAGGACATGGTCGCCTTGCGAGTCTACGCTCGTTTCGCTTGGCAGGTCCCCAACCCGATCAACTACGAGCAGCAGACAGAGGCGAATAGGTACCCGTTCGCTGTCCTGCGGGCTCCGTAGTCTGGAGAAGAGTTGGCACTGACGCCTGACGAACAGCGTGCCTTGCTGCATCAGGCCAATGCTGAGAAGAGGTTGGCGTTTCAGCAAGGCATGCAGGCTAAGTTGTCAGCTCCTCCAGAACCAGCAACAACCACCAAACGCAACTGGGAACCACTGAAGAGAGGAAACAATGGCTGAAGAAAAGCAGGACGGCCAGGAGAACAAGGCAGGAACGTCAGACGCGAAGGATTCGGGTACGTCCTCCGCAGACGATCCTCGTCACTCTCCGTCCATCCAGCAGCAGACTCAGTCGGACGACCCGAAGGAGCGAGCTGCTGCTGCAGGGCTGAATGCTGAGGGAGTGAACACCGAAGGTGATGGTGGCGCTGCCGCGATGCAGGAAGCACAAGACAAGATCGACGCCAAGGGTTTCATGGGCACCGTTCCGGATCCGACTCCGAACGAGAACTACCAGGCCCAGAATTCCACGGCGGAGAACGATCTTCCTACCCCGGAGACGGATGCTGAGTTGTACGCCAAAGCTCAGAAGGCGTCCTTCGGGTCACCACGTGAGAACGTCGAGAGTTCTTCCGCGGAAACCGCTGTAAAGGGTGATCAGTAATGTCTGATCAGGCTCTCCGAACTCCTGTTGTTCAGTATCACCGGTGTGACCATCCTGCGGTTGCGACTGGTTCTTCGAAAGAGGATCCTATCGCTCGCGCCGTTGGTGCCGGGTTCCTGAACCGAGTCCGGTTCGTGCCTCAGGCTGCGATCACTGGCGTGAACACGAACACCCGACGGATCGACATCGTGAACCGTGGCCAGACAGGTGTCGGGTCAACGGTGATCGCTACCCTGCAGTTCAACTCCGGTGTGAACGGGGTCGCCTTCGATGAGTTGGCGATTCCTGTGACGGATGCGAACGATACCATTGCTGACGGAGACATCATCTCGGTGAACTCTGTTGCAGTTGGTACGGGTCTCGCCGATCCGGGTGGCCTGCTGATTCTCGAGATCGAGAGGCAGGACTAAGCATGACTGAGGCTGAGGCACTCGCAATCATCACTCTGCACACTGACCCTGAGTCAGAGCCAGTGCTGAGCGCGGGTGACCTCAGCCTCCTCGTGCTGCTGTCTAGGCGCATCGATGCTTACGGCATTCCGCCGTCAGATGATTCTTGGACAGAGACTTACGACGTGTACTACGGTATCTCCCAAGCGTGGCTACTCAAGGCAGGACGAGTAGCAAATCGCTACATGTTCATGTCTGGTGGCAAGATGTTCTCCAGGCAGCAGTACTTCGACCATTGCATGAAGCTGCACTACAAGTATGCAATGAAGTCTCCGATCAAGGCGTTCAAGCTTGTCCCCGAAACTTCTTGGCTTGGTTGGGTGCCGAACAATGTCAACGTCTGACGGAGAAGTCCTTACCGCTGTAGAACTCGCTGGCCTCCGTGATACCTCTGAAAAGTGGTTCACGGATACCTGTGATGTCTACAGGATTACCAAAGTAGACGATCCTTACGGTGGAGAGTCAGAAGACGAAGAACCTGTCTCTGGACTCAGCGGAATCCGCTGTATGCTTGAGAGTGGTGCTGCGCATGAGCAGACGCGCGCCATCATGGACAAGATCACAGGCACTCAGATCTTCACGGTTACTCTCCCCGCTCTAACTGACGTCCAAGTGGGCGACCATCTGATCATTACGTCGCAGGGGAACATGCATCTTCGGGTGCAGGCTGTCCTCAACCCAGAGTCATACGAGGTCGAACGTCGTGTGATTGGATCCGAGGAAGGAGAGCACATCGCATGACCGTGAATCAGAGAATTGTGTCCTTCGTCAAAGGTGAACTAGCGAAAGGCGTCCACGAGGTGCCGATGGGTTCGAACAGAGGACCTCGAGTTGAGTGGTACCAGTCGCATGACTTCCTGGCAGGGGGAGGTTATCCGTGGTGCGTTACTGTATGGCTCAGCGCGTGTGCAGAAGCAGGTGCTCCGTTTCCGTACAAGTCACCGGGCGCCTACAACCTGTACGACTGGTGCAAAAAACATGGCTACGTGACGTCATCCCCCAATGTGGGGGACGGCGTGTGCTTCAACTTGGGAGCAGGTCACTGGGCAACGTTTCTCCGCTTCGAGGGGAACTACGTTGTCACCATCGACGGCAATGTAGGTGACCGTGTCCAAGAATGTAAGCGGCCCCGTTCCGTAGTTCGTGGATACGTCAACCCGGCAAAGGGTACGCCGCCTGCGAAAGTCAAGGTCCCTCTCTGGGTAGTGACTACTTCGGTAAACGGTCACAGGCAAGTCGTCGTCACTCAGCGATCGTGGAAGCGTCTCGCTCCGATCCTGAAGCGTCTGAAGAAGAATCACCCAGAAGGATTCACTGTCACTCGCGCTGACAAGGTGGCAAAAGCAAGTGCCAATTGAGTCAGAGTTCATCATCGTTTTCAATCGGATCCCCGAACTCATTGCTGCAGTAGAGGCAACGTCGAGGAGGGCGCCCAAGAAGGTTGCAGATCGCATCGCGTCTACCGCACGCTCTCTTGCTCCTGTGCGTACTGGTGCACTGCGTGGGTCGATTGAGAGCGTGTCGCTCACGAGGGGAAAGGAAGCTGAAGTTCGAGTAGGTGTTGACTACGCCAAGTTCGTGGAATACGGCACCTACAAGATGGCAGCACAACCCTTCCTCACGCCAGCTGTCACTGCCCATGCAGATGAGTTCATTGCAGAAGTGGTGGCACCACTCAAGTGACTACCCTCGCTCCTAATGAGGCTCTCCATGTTGCTGAGTGGATAGTTACACAGCTTGAAAGTGACACCGGGGCAGGAGGCCTGTTCGATCCTGCACTACCTGAGGACTCTCAACTGTCCGGTGCTTACTTCGAGGTGATCCCTGAAGACAGGTCTCTGCCTGCTATCAGGTTTCATACCCAAGACATGCACGATGTACGCCAGGCGATGGGAGGCCCTCACCGCATCATGGTGAGTATCGACTGGCTCGTTGCTGTCGTCAACGAGGGCCTCAGGCTAACTCAACTTGTCCTGCTTGCTGACAGGTTGGATGCCAGACTCCACGAGTCGAATGGGCAGACAAGCACTGTAAGGGTGATGCAGTGTGTCCGGATAGCGCCGTTTACTCAGACCGAGGTAGCGGACTCCGGGGTAACCTATCGACACGTTGGGGGACTCTACCGTACAATCGTGCAGGCTAAGTAAGGAGGGAAACCAGGTATGCCCGAGCGTTCAGCTCTCACCCAGGGTGTCCAGATTGGCGTTGAGTCGACGCCGGGCACCTCAGTAGCGGCAAACAAGTCGCTAAACTCTGTCGGGATTGGTCCAGCCATCAAGGTGGACATGCAGCGTTTTCTCCCGATGGGCCAGAAGTACGCTTCAATCATTACCCCAGGTAAGGAGTGGGTCGAGGCAGATCTCGAAGGGGTAGGAACCTACTCCGAACTGATCTACTTGCTGAGCTCACTTCTTGTCAGCACGGCAGGTGTTCAGCAAGCAGCAACGACTGCGTACAAGTGGACCTTCGCGCCGGCATCCAAGTCAGAGGACACTGTCAAGACGTTCACGGTCGAGGCTGGTGGGGCGATCAGGGCTCACAAGTTCAGTTACGGTCTCGTAACAGAGATCGAAATGGACATCAACAGGGACGGGATCTCCATCTCTGGGGCGATGCTCGGTCAGAGGTTGACGGACAATATCACCCTGACTGCGTCACCGACTGCCATTGAGGAGAAGCCAATTCTCCCAACGGACATTGACGTTTTCCTCGACTCGTCGTCCGGTGCTCTGGGAACAACGAAGCTCACCCGCGTCCTTAACTGCAATATCAAGATCGGTGACAGGTTTAACCCTGTCTGGGTCTTGAACACGGCGAATAACTCATTCGTCGCTCATGTTGAGGCTGAGCCTAGCGCACAAATCACTCTCCTCCTCGAGGCTGACTCCTCGGGTATGGGTATCCTCACGAACATGCGCGCCGGAACGACTCAGTTCCTTCGCATGAAGGCAACCTCTCCTGACCTCGCTGGTGCCGCGATCCCGTACTCGGTTGCTTGGGATTCAGCGATCAAGGTGTCGGATGTCGGCGATTTCTCCGATGAGGACGGAGTGTTCGCTATTGAGTGGACCTTCGACATCGTCCATGACGCCACCTGGGGCAAGGCACTGACGGTGGATGTCATTAACAAGCAGATAACTCTGTAAGGAGGGTAGATGGCTTCTGAAGACAAGACATACGTTTGTCCGAACTGCGGAGGAGAGGTTCTCTCTACTCTCTCTGTCTTGGGTCCAGACGGTAAGGCAAATCCGGATCTCGAGATCAAGCCTAAGGGCAGCACTGGCGTGTGCCAGGACTGCAACATGGCAGTGTCGATGACTCAGGAGAACGTGGCGTCGGATGAAGATCCGGAAGACACGTCTGCTGATCCGGAGTGGAACCCACGAGACGATCCGGGTCCGGTTCGTCCCGAGGACGAGGTCGAGGTGCCTGCAGAAGCACTTGCGACTACTGATGAGCCGGCTCCTCCGGAGGAGATGGATCCTGCAGAGGACTAGGCAGTAGGACCAAAGGAGAGCAAAAAGATGAAACTCAGCAATCTCGCTCCGTCAACGCGCACTGTGCAGGTGCGCGTTGGCGCGGGTGAGGAGGACGTGGTCAACGTTACGTACCGCCCAGGTGCGCTGACAATCGGGATCGCTGACAAGTTGAAAGAACTCAGAGACAACCCGATGGCTGACCTTGAAGTAGCAGAGGTGTTCCTCCTTCCCCTGATCACGAAGTGGGATCTCCAGGATGAGAACGGGAATGAGCTTCCTGTCACAAGGGAAGTGTTCGCTCAGATTCCCATCGAATTCCTCGGCATGATCTTTCTCGAAATCCGCATGGATGCGCTTCCAAACCCTCAGATGCCCGTGACCTCAGAAGATGGCTTGCCACAGGGGGCGCGGGAGGAAGGCAGCCTGAGTGGTATTGGTTCCTGAAGGTAGCGGAGCACTATAGAGTGCCTCCGTGGGTTCTTTTGGAACAGCATCCTGCATGGGCGGAGATGGGTCTTATGCTGATCAATGCAGAGGCCGTCTCGCGCGAGATACACCAGAAGCGTCAAGATCGAATCATGAGGAGACGGAGTAGGTAAGTGGCACTCACTGTTGCACAGCTAGTCGCGCGCCTGACAGCAGATACGTCAGGTTTCTATAGAGGTATGGCAGTCGCCAACGCGGCGATGATTCGCTCTGGCGGAATCTTCTCGCGGGTTGCTGCAGGCGCGGGTCTAGCTATCACAGGCATTGGAATTGCTTCACTGAAGAGTGCCGGCAACTTCCAGCAGTCAATGAACATCCTTGGTGCTGTCTCTGGAGCAACAACCAAGCAGATGGCAGCAATGCACAAGGAAGCGCTTGCTCTTGGTGCTGATCTCAAACTGCCGAATGTGTCAGCGAAAGATGCTGCTGACTCAATGGCAGAGTTGGCCAAAGCAGGCCTGTCTGTCAAGGATGTTATGGCTGCAACGCGAGGTGTGCTGCAGTTTGGCATTGCTGCGAATGTCGACTTCGCTGACTCTGCCAACATCGTTGCACGCTCGCTGACTGCGTTCCACCTGTCAGGCCAGAATGCTGTCCGGGTTGCTGATTTGTTCACTGCTGCAGCGAATAAGTCAACAGCAGAAGCATCAGACATGGCACTTGGATTCCAAATGGCATCCGCTCGCTTCGCATCGACACATCAGAGCATTGAGGACCTGACAACAGCGATCACTCTGATGGCGAATGCTGGCATCATCGGATCTGATGCAGGTACTTCGCTGAAGACGATGATGAACAGATTAGTGGCGCCGACTAAGAAGGCACAGGAAGAGATGCACAAGATGGGGTTCGAGGTCTACGACTCCTCTGGGCACATGAAAAAGCTTCCTGCGATTATCGGCAACCTGAATCAGTCACTGAAGGGAATGTCCGAGGCACAGAAGAACGCTGCTCTCTACACGTTGTTCGGGTCTGATGCTATCCGTGCTGCTACAGTGCTCACGGATGCTGGCGTCAAGGGGTTTGATCGGATGAAAGATTCGATCACCAAGGGTGGAGAAGCACAGCAGTTCGCTGAAGCACGGACCAAGGGGTTCAATGGCGCGATTCAGGGACTCCTGTCAACCTCTGAGAACTTCGCTATCCAGTTGGGTGAGCGAATGCTTCCAGCAGCGACACAGGCTACTCAGGGCCTCACTTCCTTCATTGCATCTCTTGACCCGAACAAGATCGCTGACTTCGCAGGTGGCATCCTTGGCGTTGTCGCTGACATCGGAAAGTTGGCCTTCGGCACTCGCGCAGGACAGTCAGCGATCCTTGGCCTCGTTGCAGCATTCCTCACCTACAAGACAGCAGTGCTTGCTGCCAATGCAGCGAATGCTGCTTACATGGGTGTCCTGAACTTGTTGACTTCTTCTTTCTCCAGGTTCTCGCTGCTCACCATTGCAACGGCAGCAGTCATTGGGCTCGGAGTTGCACTGCACCACTTCCTCTCTGCTGCTCAGGGCGCATCGGCAGAAGCGCAGCACTACATCGATACCCTGATGAGGCTGCAGCAGATCTCTGATGGCGCACGTAACGCTACGAATGAACTTGCAGACGCCAAGCTTGGAGTTAAGAGAGCATCTCTCGATGTCGCACTCGCTGAACGTCAAGTGCACACTGCTCTTGTAGAAAGTGGAAAGGGGTCACTTGACTACAAGGTAGCGTTGCTTGGCGTATCAGAAGCAAAGCAAAGGCAGATTGAAGCATCTCAGCGTCTACATACGGCACAGATCAAAGAACACCAGCAGACAAAGCTGGTCAAGGATTCCCACGATGAACTCTCCAACGCAAGCGAAAAGTTGCGCCAGCACTACAAAGGCCTGTACGACGAAGGAACAAGGCTGATCCGCACAGGTACTGGACTCCAACTTGGAATGAAACTTCAAAAGGATGCAACTCAGGGGTTGCAGGTTGACCTCGGGAAACTCGCTGAGAAGGCTGATAGTGTCGCTAAGGCTAACGCGAAGTCACATCCGCAAATTGCTGCCGCTGCTGCAAAGATTAGAGATCAGGCACTTGCTACTGAGGCCTTGACCAGAAAGCTTGACAAGATTCCATCTGCAGTAGCAAAGGCCATTCCTGCTGCGAAAGCAGAAGCTGTAACTCTGGGTAACGCTGTCACTCAGGGTGTCCTCGCTGGGTCAGCAGGACTCGCTGCTTCTCTTGGAGCACAACTTGCTGCAGCAGCAGTTTCAGCGATTGCAACAGCGAAGGCTGCGATTGGTGCCCACTCCCCTTCGCGTCTCGCTGCTAACGAAATTGGTAAGCCGCTTGCTGATGGTATCATTCTTGGGTATCTAAATGGTACTGCTGATCTGCCTGACAAGGTGTCTGAGCGTGTTCGCAAGTCTCTGGATAAGGCCAAAGAGGTCATCGACAAGTACAGAGACAAGATTAGGTCAGCGTTTGAGCGCATGGCAGGTGACGTAGATAGCGCGTTCGATGCGATCACTCAGAACACACTCACTCCTGCAGAGGCACTTCTCAACAATGAGCAAAACTCTAGAGATGCTGCTGAACTCCAGCGTAACTTGGATGACGCTAATCAGCGTTACTCTCAGGCAATGAATGATGCGGATGCTACTGACCAGGATCGAGCAGACGCTCTTCGAGCCGTGCAGGACGCTCAGTGGGAAATTCGTAAGGCAGGTCTTGAACGTCAGGCAGCGCTTGAACGCAAGGAATACGACGCACAGAGAGAGCAGCAGAAGAGATCACTGGATGATCAGCTCGCTGACCTCGAGGAGAAGTTGGCTGAGAATCCGAAGAAGCATGACTTCTACCAGAAGCAGATTATCGCCCTTCTCAAGAAGTACGGCGTTGACTATGACTCAGTCGGCAACGCTCTCGGGCAGGCTTACGCTACGGGTATGCGAAAGTCGATGAAAGAGATCCGCAAGACAGCCATTGACATTGTGACGATGGTCATGGAGATTCTGAATAACCCGAAGAAGTATGCTGGCACAGGCGGGGGTGGCTCAGGAGGATCTGGTGGGGGCGGAGGAGGGGGCGGAGGCAACTCTGGTCCACCAAAGTGGTCACAAGTACCTGACACGAGTTCAGATGGGTGGAGTCAGATCGGTGGGTCAACGGGAGTCACTCCAGCTGCTGGCGGTGGTGGCGCAAAAACAGCTGGAGCAGTCATGATAGTGAACGTGGATAAGATGGTAGGTGGAGACAAGGATCAGCTTGCTCTTGACCTTCTTGATCCTCTTCGCGGCACTATGTATGATCTGATGGGTCGCAATGGCGGAAGCATTGGGATCTCCTAATGCCGACCATTGTTCTTGACGCTGACTTTCAAGCAGATCCCTTTGCAACGTACTTCGACTATCTCCGCGCTCAGGACAACGTCCAGAGTTTGTGGAGGATGTCTGATGCTGGTAGCACTCTTGCTGACTACTTCGCTGTCAACAATGGCACTCGGGTTGGGTCTCCAACTCTAGTTTCAGGTCCTTACTCTTTCGACAGCGACCAAGCGTCGAGGTTCAATGGAACCTCCCAGTACGCTACAGTTCCAAACAGTCCCTCTCTAAATCAGGCTGGGACGTTTGAAATCTCTGGGTGGATAAGGCCTCAGGCAACTCCTGGCGCGAAGAGAAAGATTGCTGGGATTGGCACATCTTGGTACATCGAACTTGACACTAGCCGCAAGGTTGTTTTCACGGTGCACAATGAGCAGGCCGGTGTTACGACGAACACCGTGCTTACTTCCAACACCGTACTCTCTGTTAACTCTTGGTACCACGTTCACTGTATCCACAATGCAGACACGGATGTGGTATCTCTCTATATCAATGGAAAGTTGGAAGCGTCTGCTTCTCACACTGTTGGTGTCGAGTTATGGAGTAACCTTCTTTACTTCGCTGGGTGGAAAGGAACGACTGCTCCCTCTCAACGTGGTTCTGTAACTGGACCTACGTCAAACGGTGGTACAGCGAACACTGTTGTTACTAAGCCAACAGGTGTCGTGGATGGTGATCTGTGCCTCGTGTTCTTGGAGCACGTTAACAACACCAACCAGCCAACTGCTGTTCCGACTGGATTCCAGTTACTGGGATCTGTGGCAAACGGTACGGGAGGAACAGGAAAGATTTGGTGTTATTGGAAGATCGCCTCTGGTGAACCATCCACCTGGACCTTCACGTTTGGAGATACAACTGCAGCACTTGGAACTGCTGTTGCCTATAGTGGTGTTGATCAGGCGAATCCGTTTGCTACTCCACTATACACAGCAACGACCGCGAACACAGCAAGCTCAAATATCTCTTACGGTTCACCTACTCCACCATATGACGCAGTAATGGCGCTTGCTTACTATCGAGCACCTGTAAGCGTTGTATCTTGGAATGTCAACAGAGGTACAGAGATTCTCGACACAACAACTATTGGCCTGACTCAAGAATCTCTCTCTACTCCTACTGGGTGGAACTTTACTGCGACAGCGAGCGGGGGGAGTACGCGCGAGAAGGCCGAGTTTGTTCTCTTCATTAATGGCACCGGAAACACATTTACTCAGGTGGACCTGAAAGACTGGACATATAGGTCAAAGGCATCTTCTGCTGATGAGGTAGCGATTAACTACGCTACTCTCACTGCTGGCTTTGGGACGATGACTGATCTCTCTGCTCGCGTGGTCAAGTTCGAGTCAAAGATTGGCAGGCAGTACGAAAGGGACACAGTTGAAACAGGTCAGTTCACCTTTACGGTGAATAACAAAGATAGAGCACTCGATCCTTCGAATGCCTCAGGCACGTATGCGCCAAATGTGAGAGTGCAGCGCCGTATCCGTGCGCGCCTTAACCACAACTCTAGTAACTATCCGCTGATGGAAGGGTATGTCGAATCGTACAACTCTAAGTGGGTGAGCCATGCCTACGATGAGATGCCGATTGTTGCTTCAGATGCAAGCGAGTATCTCGGAAGGGCAGGCATCACTGGAACGGTTGGTGGAGGACTTTCTGGTGCTCAAATCAACCGTGTTCTCGATCTTGCATCTTGGCCACTATCGAAGAGAAACATCGACACTGGTGCTTACTCAATGGTTGGGTTTACAGTTGACGCTTCTAACGGTGACCTTGCAGGTGCGTTCCTTAAAGCAATCGCTGAGAGTGAAGAAGGAATCTTTTTCATCGATGCAGATGGCACAGCAACCTTCCATGACAGGAACCACCGTTTTACTTCATCTAGGTCTCTTACTTCTCAGGCAGTGCTAAAGGATGAGGACGTTAACGACGGAAGCCTTTTCTACACTGCAGCGGATCCTGATTTCAGTACAACCCAGCTGTTTAACGATATGATCGTCTCTCCTGCTGATACTGCACTTGGCGGTACACCTCAGAGAGTGATTGACGCTCAGTCTCTAGTTGACTACAGGTGGCGCACAGACAAGAAAGACACGCGCCTCGATTCAAATAACTCCGCTCTTGAGATCGCACGTGCAAGGCTGAATAGAACTGTTGAACCTCTCTACAGATTCACCTCCCTCAAGATCAATCCATACAGCACTGCATCTTGGACAACCTGCCTTAGCCTCAAAGTCTCTGATCGTGTCACCGTGATCCGCAATCCACAGTGGACAGGTACACAGATAAATGTGGATTGCTTCATTGAGGGAATCAAATGGTCACTCGATGCAGGTGGCGAATGGGCAATGACATTGCAAGTTAGCCCGGTATCCAGTTTCCAGTACGTGCGTTCTCATCTCCGTGCAGGCCCAGTGTCTTACTACAAGATGATTGTCAACACTTCTCTTGTAGACGAGATGCAGATTAACTATGGCACGCTGACAGGATCACCTTCACTCGTTACTGGAGGCCTCACTCACGATACCCAGCAAGCACTGTCCTTCGTGCAGGGAACCTCGAGTGGAACGATCCCAGATTCTCCGTCTATTTCTCTCCCTGTTGGCTCTTCAGGAGGAATGGGTATCTCAATGATGCTGCGCACGCCAGCATCTGCTCCTGGATCTCGGCAATCAATTATCTTGAAGACAGGGTCGTATGAAGTTGCTCTGCGGACGGACATGAAGCTAGAGTTCGTCCTTACAAATGGAGGCAATACAGTTACTGTAGTGTCTACCACTGCTCTCAGCACGAGCACTTGGTACAACCTCTTCTTTGTCTACAACAATGCTTACTCTGGCACGCCACAATTCGGTCATACCTCAGCAGGCGCGACGATGATTTCCTTCCCGCCTGAGTACCGAGCGGGTTCATCGACAGGAGAGAACAACGCTCAGGTAGACAGATTCCAGATTTTGGAAGAAGGCACCATTACCAATATCTACCTTGACCTCAAGGTTGAGGCTGGAGCACCTTACGCTCAGGATGTTGCTGCAGTAGCATATGCTGACTCTGGGGGAGCACCTGGAGCATTGCTTGGACAAGCAGCAGGACAGCGCATCACATCTCTCACGCGACAATTTTACGCTTTCCCAGTGAGCATTCCTGTACCCGCTGGGTTCGTGTGGCTAGGTGGAGTGTCAGGTGTCGAGTATGCTTCTGATCCGACTGTACTCGATCTTGGTGTAGACAACTCAGGAGGTACCCGTCGCGCGAAGAACATGTCTGTTGCTCCTGATGGGTCTCACATGATCAACTCCAACGCTGACGATCCGTTTGGGACTCCAGCACTTTCAGATACAAAGACGATTGCTGTTTACGCTGCTTACACACCTACAAAGCGGACAGGGGCAGAGGGAAGAGCAATCATCTATATCAATGGTGTGCAAGACAACTTTGGGGCGTATACTGGCGGGGTCGCAGATACAGCCAACAACGTCTCCATCGGAGGTACAATGCAGATGCAGGACTTGGGCTTTTGGAATAGGATCGTAGGTCCTGTTGAAGTCGCCGAGCTCAATGCAGCAAGGTGATCTGTGGCTCTCAACAAAAAGGATGGACAGTGGGGAAGTATCAAAGAGAAGATACTCTTCTTCCTAGGCGTCGGGATGGTGATCTTCGAAGTGGTCAACAGCGAGATACTGCAAAAGCCGTTCCACTACCCGTTCCTCCTCGCAGCGTTAGCCTTGTGTGGCGTTGCTATCACGCAGTGGGTAGATCGAGGCTAAGTGGAATGCTTCTACACAGAGAAAGCGTGAGGTCTTGGGCATCATCTAATGCCTACACCCTCATCTTCCTAGCGGGGTTGTTTCTCATCACCTGGGTAGTCATCATCGTTACAACAGTTTGGAGTGCGTTCCATGGATAAACCAGATCTGCGGAAAGTGGACAAAGGTCCGACGGCACGAGAGACACCGAACTACACATGGCGGTGGCGAGTGCTTGCTGTTTGGGTCATCGCCTTCACCGTTGGAATCTTTTACCTGTTCAATGACATTCAGACCGGAAGGCTGAAGTCATGCAAGGCAACCTACAACTCAATCGAGGATGTTGCGCTGTCGTTCCTACCTCCTCCTAGCAAGAGGACACCGCGCCAAGAATTCGTCGCCAACAACCTGCACCAGTTCATCCTAGGCAGAATCGCCCACTGCAAGAAACAGATCAACTAAGGAGAGCGGAAGGAGGTGACAATGTTTCTCAACTCACTAGGAGTATACCTGACTCCTGAGAACCTCATCTGGATCTCTGGTGTCATTGGATTCCTGCTCCCTCACGTTGCTGCAATCATCATCCAGTCTCACTGGAAGGAGAGTTTCAAGTCGGGCCTCGTGTTTCTTCTCTGCTGCGTCGCGGCAGTGATTACATGCTGGGTCAAGGGCACTCTCAACTTCTCTGACTGGGTAGCATCTGCAGGGACGATCTTCGTCGTCGCGCGAACGTCCTACGCCGGCCTGTGGAGGCCGACTGGGATCGCTCCGGCAATCGAGGCGAAGACAAACGCTGGAACTACAGGAACGCCCTAACCGGGCGAAACATGTGTGGCCCAGGTCCTACTGCTCTCCTTCCTGGGCCACACGCCTTTAGTTCTCGTCAACAGCGACAAACGCCTTCATGTCTTTGACGCTCTCGGGAGGGAAGGCCCACAGTAATGCAATACGTCGGGCCTGTCCTTCCGTCCCGTGAGCGTCCTGCTCGCTCGCGGACGCTCGGGCGCTATCGATACGTCCCACATGCGCATGTTCCACGGGCATGGACGTTCCATAGTGTCCACTAAGCGGCCAATGGGACGACGAGGTGCTCAGTCGCGTCATGGCATTCTCCCCATGACTTGCCAATTGCGACATCAGCAACAAATGGCAAGTTGTACTCTAGCACATCACCTGTCTTGAAAGGCGAGTGCGGGAGAGTGGGGAGAGACATGATAACGTCTTCTGGCAGTTTGTTCTCCATGGTGTTCTTGATCAACCGCACTGTCTCCTGAACGGTACGCTTGTCTGACTTGCACTCACACATGATCGAGTCATGAACAGAGAAAAGAACACGCTGTCGATCCGGATCGAACTGCCGGTCGAGGTTGCTCATTGCATTGATAGTGACCTGAGCAGCGAATCCCTGGATGGGGGTATTCACTGTCTGTCGCTCGATATGTCCACGCTCCGAGTTAAGGATGAAATCGAAGCGGCGGCGGTGACCAAGGGGGTTCTCAACATACTGCTTGCGCATGGAATCCCGCTTGACCAACTCCATCCACTTAAACAGATCCTTGTACCCCTTCTTGAACTTAGCGAAGTAAGCATCGATCTCGGCATTCGTCCAAGAGCGCCCAGACATTTCAACTAGGTTATCCATTTCAGGACCTGTTGCGATGCTCCTCGCGCCACGTCCGTAGATCACTCCAAAGTTCATACACTTCGCCAGGTAACGCTCGTACTTGGTGACGAGGTGTTTTGGCTTGTTCCACAGAAGTTCAGCGACTTCCTGATGAATGTCTGCTCCGTTCTTGTACGCTTCGATCAGCAGCTCATCCTGAGAGAAGAGAGCAGCAACGCGCAACTCCAACTGTGAGTAATCTGCCTCGAGGATTGTCCATCCCGTTTCCGGAATGTACGCCTTGCGGATGTCTACTCCGACGTGGGAGGAGTCCGGGATATTTTGAAGGTTTGGGTTGGAGGAGGAGATTCGTGCAGTTGCAGTTCCATGGAGATTGAAGTCACTTCGAATCCGTCCGTCTGGATCCACTCGTTCAAGAATCCCATCGATGTACGTGCCGATGATCTTTGACTTGACTCTATAAGAAAGGATGAGATTGATAAGGTCAGCAACAGCTGGCCTTTGCTTAGCAACCTGGCGAGCCAGAACCTTAAGCGTATCTGAATTGGTAGTGACCTCATCGTCAGAACGGCGGTACGCATACCTGCCAACTCCTTTTGGCATAGCCAGGCCGAGTCCGCCCTCATCACCAGCGTTATAGAGGACTTCTTTGACTTGCTTCGAAGAGTTAGGGTTAAACTCCGCACCTTTGGGGTGGTCGGTGTGCGCCTGAACAATGGCACGGATGTCCTCCATTTCTTGAGACAGTACCTTCTCGATTTCTCTCTTCTGCTTTTTCAGGTACGGGATGTTCACCCTCGCGCCTGTGTTCCTCGCGCCGGCGAGTGTGTAGACAGCATTCATCAGGTACCCATCGTGTAGCGCGAGGAGTCTGGGTGACTCATCGATGAGCTTTTCTTTCAGGATAGGGTACAGGCGCACTGTGGAGAAGCAGTCCTCACCCATGTACGTCAGCATCTCTTCCCACATCTCTGCTTTGCGTTCCTTACCAGGTGCAGGTCGCATCGCCTTTGGGATCTGCTTCTCTACCACTGCCTCGTACACAGTTTCGACAGAGATGTCTCTCCCCACTTTCCTTCCCCGCCACAAAGGTTCCTCACCATGCTGTTCTTCGTACCACGCTCTCCAGCAAGTGCGTGCCTTCTCAGCGTGCTCCTCACAGAACTCTTCGACCCACTCCATACGTGCCTTGTCCCCGACTTCCTCGCGGAAGTACTCTTCGAGCCACTCCTTCATGGCAATGCGCTTTGGAGGTGCATCGAAGTAGAGACGTGCCATCAGATCGAGGCCTAGGTGCTTATAGCGATTGAACGGACGCTCATCGAGTGCCCAGCCCATCAGCATCGTGTCTGCAAGCTTGTGGAACCTGAACTTACCGAACTTTTTCCAGATGAACTGGATATCGAACATGGCATTGTGAAAGACGGTGGTACCTTTGTAGTTCTTCATGAAGGTGAGTACAGGCTTCTTTACCAGGTCTTGCGGCACAACAACGCAGTAGCCTGAGCCATCTTCGCAAAGGACTGAGAACCCGATTCCAAGGATGTCCGAACCATACGGATTAAGTGACGTTGTCTCGATGTCACAAGAGAGGAATGACGCGCCGTGTAGATCCTTGAGGAGCTGTAGGTCCTTGTAACTCTCCACCATCTGAATCTCCAAATCAGGCTGTGCCAAAGGACCACTGTTACTCACCACCTTCTCGATGTCGAACGCCAAGTCACGGAAGAAATCGGTGTCGCGGACAACGGTAGAGGGAGAGTAGGAGCAGACAGTGTACTTCTTGTTGGGTGCCAGGTATCCTCTACCGCGCACTTTGGTAACCGGTATTGTCTTCTCACTGCGAAACACAGTTGCTGCCGCGATCCCACCAAGACAGAGAATCTTCTTGTGAAACTTGCTCTCTTTGAGTACTCTGTCTGTCTCCTGCAACCATCTCTCTGGTTTGATCTTCTTCAGTTCTTTGTCAGGCATGAAAGGGATAACGTTGGTCATGCCGAACTTCTCACCGTGCGCATCGAAGACAGCTTTGACAACCTCGAGATGGTATCCTGACTGAATTGGAGTGTCAGTGACGACGAGTGTGCTCATGCTCTCCCCTCCGCGATCAACCGAAACGTCGAGCAGTTACGAACAGCAATTTCTCTCTTCTGCTCCCTGAACGTCGTCTCGAAGTAGTTGAATGGGCGTCCTGGATACTCCGGCACCTCACTTCCGAACTTTAGCTCGATGTTGTGCATTGCGTAGACAAAAGGCTTGGCGCTGTCTGTGCTCCGAACCCATGGGAATGTCCGCGCGAGGTAGTTCAGTGCCCACAATTGACGTCCCCACCCGAGCAGATGTACCTTTGCTCTCTTCTCTAGCACGAAGGGACGGCAGAAGTCGAGAAGCGTTGCAAGGCCTCCTGGCCACATCTCGTAGTCCTTGGAGATCCCGATGACAAAATCAGAACGGACAGCGCGTCTCTTGACTACGTACTCATGCATGGAGACAAGTTCGAGGAGACACGACTTCCACTCTAGAGGATCCTTAGCCTGAGGCACATACATCAGTGCTGGATTGAGATGCTGCATCCTGCTATCTGAGTCCTCGAACCAGCACTCAAGAGCACACATGCTCGCTTCGATAGTCGCTCCGCTGTCTTCGAGCACATCTGGAACGACAACCTCCTGCGCGTTGAGTTCCAACGCCTGCTCGCGCAAAAGCCATGCTGCCTCCCCTGCCTTGTGCTCGTGTGCTGAGTTGTCAAGCACGAGGTAGGCGCCAAGATCCCGCTGCAGTTGATAGTGCTGAAAGTACTTTTCACTTGCCAGTAGGTGTGAGAGGAGCAAATGAAAAGAACCGTTGCCAAACATGGGCAACAAAGGGATAGGAGGAATGAGTGCTGTCTTCACGCTGTCACCGTCTTGTCTGCTCCAGGCCACACCTCGATTGTTGTCTGTGGGATCTGGCCTGTCCGGATAACTTTGCGCAGTTCTTTCTTGATCTGGGTGAGACACGTCTTGATACCGAAGTACCGCGCCCACTCTGAAAAACGATCCAGGATGGGAAGTAGAGACTCTAGTTCCATCTCTTCCACTGACCTCACGATGTCGAATTCACACTGTGGAGTCGGTGTCATTGCCCACGCACGTCCGAACGGCTTCTTCAGGACGTAAGTTGCTCTAGGACGCATTTGGATGAATTGGAGTTGCGGTGCTGAGATACAAGAAAGAGGAGGTGCCGGCCACTGAGCACATCCAAGGCCTCCCCCGGGTGTCCTAGCTGTGAGAAAGTCACAGATCGGATTCGCGTTCTGGTCGTTAGTCCAGACTGTCTTCTTCTTGCCATTGATCCAGACGGTTCGTTCACTGAACCCCTCCTTATGCTCTACCATCGTGGCGTACTCCATTGGCGTGTAGTCGAGAGTGAACTTCTGACAACACGCCGTACATCCCTCAGCGCATGTGAACTTACGGAACAGTGATGGAGTGATCAGCACACGATCCACAGGCGCGTCAAACGTGCGCTCTGCGAGGACACGACCTGCGGGAGTGGTAGGCTTGTACCTGACGACGTCCGGTGAGAGCAACGAGATCTGTAGGAGTATCTTCTCTACAGAATCCGCGTGGCCTACGCTGTTGCGCCGAGGAACTTCATTGGCGCGAAGCGTGGCGATTTGCTTGAGCATTAATTCTCCTCACTCTGATATGCAGCATGACAAGATGGTTGATCGTGTCTTCGATCTCTTCGAGGATCGCTCTCTCCATCTCCTCTGGAGTGTACTGTTCGAATGACTGCACGTCTCCAAAAGAGTACTGCTCATGCCCGATGCCAAGGATCCTCTCGCTACAGTGCGAAACGATGTGGATGACCTCTGCTGCTAGCTGCTCACTCTCCATCTGCTGCTGTCTCATCAGGATCCGGGGACCCGATAGGAGGGAGTTCATCCAGCACTTCACTGAAGTACTTTTTTGCGCCCTCATCGAATGGCATTTTGTAGACGTGGCGGTCAGCAGCATCTGTGATCTGCAAGAGATAGCCTTGCACTATCCCGTCTTCGATCACAGCGTAGAGAACAGCATTGCAGTTCTGGAACGTTGTCTCGTGAAATGTCCTTGCAGGTGCAACGCGCATGCTCGGATCTTTCAGAGCAGATAGGTCTACTCCAC